TGTTTGTCGCATTAATAGCGTTATTTACTTTTTTTGTTTACCTTAAATAAATCTATATATTCTTCTGATTGCTTACATTTACAGAAGGACTAAACCGATGAGGTAACGCACGAATGCCTTCTCCCGTAATTCCATAAATTGACCCGAGATTAAAAGCGTAACGTGAGGACCTACCGCGATAGATGTAACGAGTTGGAGCTCCCATTAAACCGGGAACTTGAGCGTAAATAGTTTCAGTCAAAGTCTGACAATATACGGGAGGATTGTACCTCCATTCCGCTCTTGTTACTTCTGTAGCACCAGGTGTCGCTGTGGTAGTTAAAAGCGTACCCATTTGACGTGGGTGAGCCACGCCGCCGCCAGTGGTTCCTTCAGCTGACGTATTTCCCTCAGGAGTATTGTATGGGTCGTAAGATTGACTAGAAGGAGCGTCTCCGAAGTAATAAGTGTATGCGCCCGTATCACGAATACCAAAAGGAGGATTATAAGTTGTTGAAACCTTGGCGTTAGCTATTTTTTGAGTTGTAAATCCTCTAAAACCGGTGTAAACACTCATTTCTCCGCTTGGAGAATAATAAGTAAAGTTATAATCCGACCAATAACCAGAAACTGCAACAGGTACTGCCCTCCAACTATCGACTACGTAGGCACCTGAGTTAGGAGGACCTATAACGGGGCGTCCATAATCAGCGCCAAAATCGTTAACGCCATACCATGACACTTGATTTCCTAGCGAATCGACGTAACCGCTCGAAACGACTAGGTATTTTTGAGCTAAAGCCAGATCATCGCCAGCACGATAAGGTCCAGACTGTTGCTGATGCAGTCCAGTGTCGTACTTATAGTTAACAAGTGAAATGTAACCCACGGAAAACTCAACAGAGGGCTACTTTAAGTATACCTAGTTAAATTATTCGGCTGGAGGTTGTCTTTTAGAATCCACTGTGACGATATCTAAAGCAATTTTTTCCATATCCGACTTGTATTCCTCTTTAACAGAGGCAAGTTCTTTTTTTAGCTCGTCTAACTGAGCCAAAAGTGCTGAATTGTCTGAAGACTCGCGACGACGAGTGTGTCCGATAGGAAGAACCATGGTTAGTCTCTTTTACTATTAGTGTACTGCTGGGCTTTTCTTTTAGCACTAACCCTTTCGGGTAAATCCCCGCGAGTTTTTTCTTCATACTCACTGACTGTTGCTTCAGGGATTTCCCCACGCTCAGCCATTGCGTAAAATTTACGTCTTTGAGCCTCTGATTTAAAAGGAGCCATAGAAAAACCCCCGTTTCCGGGGGAATTTTAGTATTAAAACGTAAATTAAGCGGCGTCTAAGAACAAGAGCTTCTGACGGAAAGCGTCAGGGCTCATTTGACTCAGATAACGCCAAGCTTGCTCGGGATTCTGATTCATGGTTTGGGAGAAACCATTCCACTGAGTGTCAGGATCGTTGCGAACTGCGCCTGCAGAAGCAGGAACAGCAGGCATGTCATAACGAGGTTGATAAGCTGCTTGCTGAGCAGGATAACCAGAGTTATCTGCATCTACTGGATACACTTCGGTGAAGAACCGGTTGGTGTAATCAGCTAGTTGATCAGGATCAGTAAGAATATGCTCCATTGCAGCGCCACGTGTGGCGATGGAGTTCATATTTTCGTTCTGAGCAATCAGAGCGTCTTCGAGAGTAACAGCATACTGATTAAGGATGCCGGGAGCCTCGATGCCGAAGTGATTAACGACTTGAGCGCTTGCGGGGCTTAGCTGGGGGGCTTGGCTGCGCCCCGTAGAAGCCTGAGAGGAAGCTTGGGTCGTAGAGACGTTGTTGGAGTAAGTCGGGGCTGCCGTAGGCGCTTGGTACGCCCATGGTTGGGCCTGTAAAGGCTGACTGTACTGAGGAATAGCCTGTTGCGTCGTCGCGTATTGTGGAGACGGTGCTGTTTGGCTGGGGAGTGGTGACATCCTGGACACCACCCGCTCCAGGCTGCCCATTGCTGCTTCCCACGGATTGTTCGGGGAGTAAGCGGACGGAGACTGGTTGTACTGGTTGCTGGTAGAAAGGACCGAACCCTGTGTTGCCTGCGACGGCATTTGGGCTGTAGGTACCGAAGCTACCGCCGGGGTACTGGTTTGCGCCACCCACTGCGGGTAAGCGGTTGAGCCCTGGTCCATTGCTGGCGCCGCCGAGGGGGCTGCTGCCGCTACCGGGCTCGGGATCGAAGCTTGGATCTGCTGGCTCATAGCTACCCGAGTAGGTTAGTTCTTGCGCGAGGTGGTCAAACGTCCTGTATAACAGGGGCGTTATGTTTAATCTAGGGTCAGCCCCTAAGGGTTGATCCGGGGCGAGAGGATGTGGCGTTTGCAACATCTGTGATAATAATACTAAAAATTGTTGCATTGCGCTTTGAGTTTGTTGGATCATCCTGAAAGGAAATCCTTTTAACATTTCTTCTCGCTCAGTATCCGTCTTATCCGGGAATAAATAGCGTAAAGCTTCGACACTGTCAACTCCTAATTCCTGCAAATTTCGGACAACAATAGACTTTTGGTTTATGTCGTAGGCCGTGTCCTCATAGACATCGCCTTGGAAGCGGTACGCAACAGTACGATCTCCATCTGGAGGTAAACCAAAAACACCACGTGGGACTGCAGAAGTTGAAAGCGCTTCTTGCATCATCTGTTTTAGTTTTTGGTCAAACTTTTGCTGTTCTACTTCAAAGCGAATTGTCTCTTCAGATGAATCATCGGCAACAGGTTTAGGCTTTTTGAGCTTAACAACAGCGGCAAAACTATCTTTAAAAGTTTCTTCTTGGTGGTAGAGAATCATCTCCAACAACTTACAGAACCCGTACACCAAGAAACTTTTATTTTTTCTTAGTGCTGTGGCTTGAGCGCGACCCATCAAACCCTTAATTTCTGTGGCAGTGGCACCAGCAGAAACTGAAATTTCATCAACACCGCCTAATGCTGTCCGAATTTCTTCACGCAGCATTAAAGCCCATCGGTTCATGTCCCCGTTAACAGGGTCTGGTGTCATGTAACCAACACGATCCGAAGGCTCGACGTTGGCAATAATTCGAGGGACTCTCAGCCCGCCCATCAAACCACTGGAACCAAAAGGCTCGCTTACTCGTGTCGAGGGGGTATCGCGACCAGCAAATCCACTTTGACTACTAATTGTTGGACGGAAAGTGCGATCAGAGTCGCTAGCTTCGACAAGATCACTACGAGGACGCGAACTAATAAGTGTCGGATTACCAAAAAATTCAATATTTTTAGCAATGTTCGTATTTAAGGTGTCATGAAGAACAATTTGTTCCATAAAAGGTTCAAATTCGCCTTCACCAGAAGTACCACTACTGTCTGGTTTGTTAAGAACCTCAACAGCAGGTATAAATCCAAGTGTATTTTCTCGCGTATTTCTTGAAGTGACGAGTCCTCCTGGCTCCAGGTCAAAACTCAACTCTGTATTAGACTCAAATTCAGATATACGTTCTTCGGTAATAGAAATTCGGACATAGCGTTCGTTTAAACCTGCTGTGTCAGAAGGTAAACCAATGTTAGAACTACGAATTTTATATTTGTAGATTATTACAACTTCATCTAAGTTTCCGTTTACATCGTGGTAAACACGATACTGATCTTTAGAAAAAAAGTATATTTGATACTTTAATTTGGGGTCAGGTCGAAAATAAAATAAGCCACATCCGTCGATTAAAAAATTACGAATAATCGAAGGAAAACGAATATCAATTTTATTTAAAGTAATCAAGCTATCTAAAAATTTAGATCTAGCTTTATAAGTGTCTTGTTCACAATAAAAAGTCAAGCCCTTCTTAATCATCAACAGCGTCATTTGCTGGATGTGACTAAGAACGACTAAAGTAGACGCCTGCTTGGATCTATCTTGAGTCCGCGAAGCCTCAAGAATTTCTTGAAAGCGTTGACGGACTCCGATCTGGTCGGCCATTCTGTTAACTACACAACGAAATTAAAAATTTAAAATTAAGCTTTTTTACCTGCAGCTTTAACTTTTTTAGCTTTCCTCAAAGCTTCCTTACGCTTCTCCATTTTTTCTTCCTTATCTCCATGTTTACCCTCGTGCTTTGCCTTATTGGCAAAGTGCTCACGGAGTTGTTCGGGCATCTGGTTAGCCATCGGGAAGCAGATAATTTCTTACTCTATCTAGTTTAAACAACTCTGGCGGTAATAGGTCATGTGGGTACGCTTGTAAAATATGATCTTTTCGACCTAAAGGATCTGTACTCCCCGGTAAAGCTTTATAAGAATCTAAAAAGTCTAACATTTCTTGGCTGTAGGCAGGAGCATGTGCGTTAGGGATATCGTCGTAGCAATGAGAAAACGATGTGAGTTTTCGTTTCATCCGAGCCGAGTCACCCATCCAAGAAAAATGCCAACCGCAATCGCAATCCCCCACAACAAGGCCATTGTCCTTCATTCGGATTTGCGAAGGTGTTTCTTCTAGGTGATTGTATAAAACCACGGTGCCACAAGTCCAGTTATTTGGGGGTTTGGAAGGATCACCTTTCGGATCAATAACTCTAAGATCTGCCCTCCCGTAAAACATAGGCATCGACAGACGTACACACCGGTCTGGATTCGCTTTCGCAATTTCGACAGCTTGTAAAACCGCCTCCGGTTTCGGTATTTCATCGACATCACTAAAGAAAAAGACGGAATCTGGTGGAGTTAAGCGCATCCCCACAGCGAGAGCGTCGCGTTGTGCGTATTCCCGTACCCATGGATTAGGAGCTACTTCCTTAGAAGGCAACTCAACGTGAAGAACTTGTATTTTTTCCTCAGGTAAACCTAGTTCTCGAATCGTATCAAGACAAGTAAAGGGTTTTGGGTCCCCTTTAAACGTCAAATTTCCATCCGTAATGATAAAGCCATCAACAATATCCTTTAAAAGATTTACCCTTAGTTCAAGGAGTTCTTTTTCGTCAAAATATAAAAAACAATCGTAGAGCACGACCTTTAGGCGAGTGTCACTATGATGCTAGCACTGACTTGGTTGGATTACCATTTCCTGCTCGCGCTGTAAGAGAGCTTTGTGTTGGTCCTTTCTGAGTTGCCTTATTGATCGCAGACTGAATCAGCCTGTTTTTTACATCTTCCATAAACGTTTCGGAACTATGCACCGGTGAATCAGGCTCGTAAGCTTCTTTTCGTGTAGGAAAAAAATCGTGCCTCATTGGTTGATCTACGCTGCGTTGATACTGAGTTTGCTGACCTGCGGCAGATTCCTGCTTTGCAAAAGCATCCGAGAAAAAATCCCTAGCTTGATTAAAAGGGTTAGACATAATTAGCTTGCCTTTCTCTTAATATACTCAGAAGCTCTCCGACGAGCCTCACGAGCTTTTTCTGTATTAGGAACGTGGGTATTGACGGGTTTATTACCAGCCGTTTCTTTTTTCTTTTTTTCGTCCGTTTCACGTCTTTCGGCAGGGCTCATTTGTGCCCACGCTGAACGAGGTAAATAACGTTCTGTGCGCCCGTGCTCGCGAGCTAAATCAGGCATTTCTCCTTTCCTCATCCCTGACCTTTTCTTGAATTGCTCTATAAAGTAAATCTTCTGTTGTAGATGCAATGATTTTAGCTAAGGTTGGATCTAACGAATCAGAACTAAACCTAGACCTACTTTTAGTAAGTCCTCTAAGCATATCATCAGACGTAGGTAAGTTACGCTCTCGATAGCTTTTACCCGATCCAGTTAAGGCATCGACAAGTGATGAAGGGGTCATTGTTTTTCTCGGTTGGATTCGTATTCTTCTTTAGTCTGCCAATCTTCTTTACCCCATTGGCGTAGACGATTGCTCTCGGATTTTTTTCCTTCGTAGGAACCGCCAGCATCTTTATAATACTTCACAGCAAGCTGCATGGCACGAGCACTGTGCCCGCCCATCTTTTTACGAGCTTTAGCTTTTGCTTGAGCCCATTTTGCAGGGTCACGTTTTTTAGCAATGTCAGCCATTAGTAAAGAACGTATACGTGATCTACTGTGCTTATTCCGCTTATTGCTGTGGCAGATACAGGTAAAAATACGTCTGTACGAATATGATCAAAACTAATAAAAGAGCCGGGAGAATCAGCTAATTGAACAATTAAAGTTCTGTCTGCAGTTCTGTTCGCCGTCTCCACATACAGAGCTCTGCATGCAGGAAAAACTTTATTAGTTCCTGCGGTAACCATAAACCCACTGGCATAGGGGAGAGCGGCTGAAAAACCATAACGACTTCCAAAAGCCCTAACGTCCATGTTTACTCAACTGTTTCTATAAGTTTAGCCAAATAAATCGCTGCTTTTTGTAAATCTTCTTTTCCGTTTTTATCCTCCCATCTCCACAAATATTTAAAAATACAACCCTCTAAATAACCTTGAAATTTTACAGAGCCCATAGATGCTAGCTGTGCATCATAACACTCCATACCGTTCTTTGCGTAGTAGCTAGGGTTAGTGTTGTTCATAGATTGGATTAAACCAGTAAATAGTTCCTTCTTGTGATTCTATAAAACGACGTAGCGCGTACGCTTCTACTCGCGATAAAATTTCACACTTTCGTTTTTCTTTTAAAACGTAACAAACGGATACATAACGAGCGCCCTGAGATTGCATAATCTATAGCGTCAACATACTTTTACAGCATATCAACGGACTCCGATCTAAAGACTGAGAATACTTATTGTCGTCATGGCAGATCAATCCGCGATCAAGAATTTCGTACTTATTACGTATCTTGCGCACGGGGACACAACGACGATGTTCAAATCCAAATGGAATCTCCTCGAAAGCTAGCCCCATTGAACTCCGATCTGCTATAGGCCAATTCCGTATACCTACTTTTTCATAACTCTTTTGAGGATCATAACTATCGGAACGAATGTACTTTTCCCCACTGCTTTGATCTAAGATCATGGCTCCGTAATATGGGTTCGCTAAAGCAACAAAAAAATTAACCTCGTGGTCAACAACTAAAACATTTGGAACAACGTAACCACGGTCGGACCAAACATTAGGAGTTTCCTTTGTCAGCGAATGAACATAATAATTATCGAAAGGAATTTTTCTCCCGTCCTGAATCTCATAACGAACAAAACCAGGCTCAAGATTATACTTCTTTAAAACCGGACTCCACTTTAAGTAGTACTTAAAGTTCTCATAAGTCATCAACATATCATTTTCTGTATAGATATAGTAGTCAGCATTATGATTTAAAATAGCCAGCGCCAAATCTGTCTTATGTGCCCAAGTCAAATACCAACCTTCGTATCCAGGGTCAGCAACTTTTATTTGAATATTTAACTTTTTAAACTCCTGTAAGATAAGTTCAAGAGTCTCTACGTCGTCTTGAGAGTCATAATCAATATAAATATTTACATTGAACTCAAAAGGATACTCCGTATAATTACGTAATAAGTTTATTAAACAGTCTGTGCGCTCTAAGGGTTTATGTGCTGTAATAGCAACCCATATTTTCTTTTCCATAAGCAACGAGATTGCTCTAGTACTCTATCGAATAATTGCCACGCTTCTGCAAATACGTAATTAAATGAGTGTAAGCATCAAGTAAGTCGTCGTGCGACGTAGACCCTACGTTAATAATTTGTTCAAACAGAGCGTCAAACTTTCTATACCTATTAAAGACAATCTTTTTATTCTCGAGCAAACCAAGAGTTCCTCTAAATCTAGAAATCTTATCTCCTCTAAATCCATTAACTTCATGAATATGTAAGTTTGTTATCC